GTAAAGCGGCAAAAACTGACCCATATACAGCCATACATCGGTACGCCGCCGACAGAACGCCCATGAGCCGGTCAGGATGGGTCAGGAACTATGACCGTCGCCGTTACTGGAGGGAGAGAGCGGAGTTCCTGCGGTGGTGGAACACGCGGCCGCCAAGGTACCTGCTGATCTCTCACTGGCTGTGGTGGCGGGAACGTCCAAAGTGGGTAACGAAAGATCTGATTAAGGAGGTACAAACATGACAAACGTCTTCATGGACAAGTACGAAATCACGCTGCTGACGGTGGAGGAATACCGGAAGTACAAGTCCGCCGTGCCGAACATCGAAGATTGGTGGTGGCTGCGCTCTCCCGGCTGCGACGACAGCCGCGCCGCCTACGTCTGCCCGAAGGGTGCTGTCCTGTCCCGCGGCGACGGCATTCGCAGCGACGACGACGCGGTGCGCCCCGCTCTGAAGTCGGATGAGATCATTCTGGCGGTCGGTGAGCAGTTCATCGCTCTCGGCAACCGCTGGACCGTGATCGGTCCGGGCGTCGCGATCTCCAACGGGATCATCGCCACGCGCCGCTACGACTCCGAAAGCAACGTCTGGGAAACCAGCGAACTGAAGGCGTGGCTGGAAGCCTGGGCGCGGGCATGAAGGGCAATTTTCACCGGAAGCTGTTTCGGATGGACGAGTTTGGGCGTCGCTACTACTGCCAGCACGCCCGTCTGAATCAGCTCCGGTCAGACAAGAAGGCTGCAAAGAAGGCCGCACGCCGGTACAAGGAGAAAGACAATGCTACCTGACAAAATCAACATCTGCGGAACGCCGTTCACAGTACGGTGCTGCGATGACAGCTTCCGGTCGGACGCAATCCACTTCGGTGAGATCGAATACCAGAAGGCCGAGATCCGCGTTAACCGGAACATGCCGGACGTGATGAAGGTCCAGACGCTCATACACGAATGGGTACACGGTGCCTTTGTCATGATCGGCAGAAACGATCTGACCGATGACGAGAATCTGGTGCAATGCTTGGCCGTGGCGATCAACAACACATTCACCATCAGGGAGGACAAGACAGAATGAGTGCAGTAGAACATCCGGATCACTACAACCAGGGCGGGATCGAGTGCATCGCCGCGATCAGGGCCAGCATGTCACCGGAGGCTTTTCAGGGCTTCTGCAAGGGCAACGTGGAAAAGTACGTCTGGCGCTATGACCAGAAAGCCGGTGTAGAAGATCTGGAGAAGGCCCGTGTCTATCTGGATTGGCTGATCGAAAGCGCGAAAGGAGGCAAGGCATGAACTGGCCTGCCGGATTTGAACATTGCCGGTCATGCGTTCACGCAGACGACATGGACACCGATTATGATTACTGTCACGTCTGCATCATGGAACATGACTGCTACAAACCAAAGGAGGATACCATGCAGAGCGAACAGGAAGTAACCAGCAAACCGATAGATGATTTCAGAAAAGAGATTCCAAGCATCGAAAACTGGCTGCGCAGCCGTGGCAAAGGAATATGGAGGAACGGATACCAGCACGGCTATGAACAGGGCGTCGAGATCGGCAAGGCGGATGTACAGAACAAGCTGGAAGTGATCGACGAGATCAAACAGGGCGAGTACAACCGCGGCTATAACGAATGCCTGGCCGCTACGATGTGCGACGATACGGCCATCAAGTATCTGCATCTGAGCGGCTGGCTGCCGGAGCATGATCGTATTATTACGGAAGCCTCTTTCCGAAAAGGCCGGGACTATGAGCGGGAGAATCCGTTCTTTTCGGAGGAAGCGTCAAAGATCCTGCATGACCGGGAAGAAGAGGCGTACAACAAAGGCTTTAATGCCGGTCAGTTGGTCCCGCGTCCAGTTGATGACGAAAACTATAACCTCGGATTCAAGGCCGGTATGGACACCGCATGGGATGTGGCAAGAAAGCTCCGCCATCCGTCCTACAGCGGCGTCTTCCAGGAGGAACGGAAAGAGATCTTCGGCTATGAGAACGCCGATGATGTTTTGACCAACCTGTCCGCCGCGGAAGCGCTTCTCGCCGTCCGTGAGTACGGGAAGCGGAAGGCCGAGAAGGAATCCGGCAAGCCTGAAAAGCCTGATCTGAAGGTCGGGGACTGCGTGCTTGACGGCTCCGGGAACTTCTGCACGATCACGCAGATCGGCACGCATATCCACGTCATGTACCCCAGCGGGAAGACGCACAAGTGGAGCAAGGGCGCGAAGTTCCGTTATGTCGGCAGATCCTTCAACACGGATCTGGAAGCCATGAAGCACAAGATGGAACAGGCCGCGCCATGAATGAACAGGCTGTATTGATTTCCATCAAGCCGGGATGGTGCTCCGCCATTGCCAACGACAACAAGACCCTGGAGATCCGGAAGACGCGGCCGAAGCTGGAGCCGCCGTTCAAGGTGTACATCTACTGCTCGGACCCGCACACCAAAGACCCGAACAAGCTTCTGGAGACGCACGGCACTGACGGCAAGATCCGGAGGGCCAACGGCAATGTGTTCGCTGAATTTATCTGTGACCGCATTGACGCCTATGACCTTCCGTATCCCGCCTATCAGCATGAGCTGGACCAGGCGATGTGCGAGGCGGCCTGCGTGAATTACTGGATGCTGCACCGTTATGTCTGTAGCGGCAGACGATTCTACGCATGGCATATCTCCGATCTGTTGATCTACGACAAGCCGAAAGAGCTTTCTGATTTTCGGATGGTGAATATGGAGTGCCTGCGCCACGGGGAAGACGGCGTGCCGGTATGCGAGAAAGGGAGCCTGTGCCAAATATGCCAGGTCAGGCGGCCGCCGCAGAGCTGGTGCTATGTGGTCCGCAGCTTTTAATCATGGCAGAAAAGAGCAAGATCCGCTGCGACGTGACCGGGTATACCTTCCCGGCCGTCTGCGTGCAGGAATGCCCCTCTCCCGCCGTCGTCAAGAAATACGGCGTCGGCGGGAAGGCGAACGTCTGCATCTACGTCTGCCGAAAATGCAAACATGCGATTCCCTGTGAGTTTTTCGGCGGCCTTCGGTGCGGACTCAAAGAACAGAAAGCATAGGACAAGAAGGTGATGCAACATCGGCGCATTGACATCCAAAGATACCATGGCGCAACTGTCAGTGAATAATAAGGGAAAGCCGTATAATACAATCGAGAACTTTCTGACGATTATGCGCAACGACGGACACTATGACGGTGTACGTTTCAATGAGATGAGCTGCCGCGGAGAAATCCATCGGATTGAAAACGGTAAGCTGATGATCGAGAAGTGGCAGGACGCAGATGACGCGGCCAGCCGACAGTATATTGAATCCGCCTACGGTCTGTATCAGATCGGGAAACACGATGACGCGCTCCGGATTCTGTTTGCCGAGCGCCGATACAATCCGGTCAGAGACATCGTGGATGGACTGGAATGGGACGGAGAAGAACGCTGCGGCCTGTTCCTGAACAAGTGGGCAAAGGTAACGGACACGCCTTATTCTCGGGAAGTCTCCCGGCTGATCTTCGCGGGAGGAATTCACCGGCTGTACGCACCCGGCACCAAGTTTGACGACGTTCCAATCCTGATCGGAACGAAGCAGGGCGAGGGCAAGAGCACGCTGATCCGGTACCTGGCGATCCACGATGACTACTACGGAGAAGTGTCGCAGATGGAAGGGCAACCGGCCATCGAACAGCTACAGGGCAAATGGATCTGTGAGATCAGTGAGCTTTTGGCGCTGAAGAAAACGAAGGACCAGGAGGCTGTCAAAGCCTATCTGACGCGGCAGGTCGATTCCTATAGGAAACCGTATGACAAGAACACCACCGATCTGCCGCGGCGCTGTGTGTTTATCGCAACCAGCAACGATCCTTCACCGCTCTCCGACAAAAGCGGAAACCGAAGATGGTATCCGGTCGAGGTTCATTCCAACGGCTATGAGATCGGCGATCAGGAACAGGAAATCCGGGACTACATCCTCCAATGCTGGGCAGAAGCACGGGCAAAGTTCAGGGACGGAAAAATGCCGAACTACGCGGACCGAAAGTTGGTCGGTCTGTATCGGGACGCCCAGGAGAACGCCATGCAGGATGACTGGCGGGTAGGCGCAATCTCGGCCTTCTTGGAAATGAAGAGCAAAGGGGAGCGCACATGCGTCCGGGAGCTGTGTCACCGTGCGCTCTCTCCGAACCCGGACTTTCCGCGGGACCCAGGTCTGATCGAGTCCAAGGACATCGGCATGATCATGAACCGCATGGCTGGCTGGAAGCGAATCGGCCCCGTGAACTTTGCCAAGTACGGCAAGCAGCGGGCATGGGAGAAGATCGAATCAACTGCCCTGTCTGTTACGCAGGAGGATGATCCGGATGAACTCCCGTTCTGATCAAATGAATTTCACGCAGAAAGAAGGTGTGTGAATTGCCAACAAAAAGAGCAAAAAAACCGCCTATGACAGAACAGCAGTTAGCCGTTCAGGCGGACAAACGCAGATCGAGCGGCATCATGGACAAGCGGTCGGAAATGCGGGAGCAGAACGACGCCGAGCTTTCCAAGATCATTGATATCTCGCTGGCCGGTCTGCAAAACATCGCGCAAGGTGAAACGCATGTAACGCTGTCCGACACAGAAACCGTCAAGTGGATTACGCTGCGGTATCTGGAAATGTGCCGGGAGCATTCCGTCATTCCCAGCTTTGTTGACCTGGCAAATGCCATCGGCTGTACCAGGCAGAATCTATACGCATTCATGAAAAACCATCCGGGCCATCCAACAACGGAATGGCTTCGGCATCTCCGTGAAGTGTTTTCCGATATTCTGGCCAAGAGCGCCCTGAACGGCGCAACAAGGGATATCCCGTCGCTTTTCGTGCTGAAGTGTCAATTCGGCTGGCGGGAAGACGCGGACGATATGCCGAGCAATGATAACTCGCAGGAGCATCTGAACGCAGAAGCGATCATAGAAAAGTATTCGGACCTTCCGGACGATTGAGAAAGAGAGGTAAAGAATCGCATGGAAGAAATCAGAAACCCGGTCAAGGCGATCAGGGCGAAATGCCTTGACTGCTGCGGCGGGAGCTCCAATGAAGTGAAGCTCTGTCCGGCAACGGAATGCCCCATCTACGCTTTCCGTCTCGGCAGAAATCCGTACCGGACCGCCCGCGTCATGACGGATGAGCAGAGGGCTATAGCCGCCGAACGTCTGCGGCAGGCAAGAGAACAAAAAAAGCAGGATTGAACTGTTCTGCCGTTTCAATCCTATCTGTACGCAGAAAAGAAAAAGCGCAGATACTCAGGACGGGTAAATCCACGTCGAAAGTATCTGCGCTTTTGATATGGCTATGATAGTGGAGAAATCTGTAAAACGCGATCAATCGCATTCAGTTTCTTGATTGTCATTGTTGTTTTTCCCCTTTTCCTGCGCGATCAGATAGCGCAGACCTTTTTTGATTTCAGCCTGCTTGTTTTTCCCTTCCAGGTATTCCAGAATATCCGCGTCGGTGCTTTTCAGCAGGCGGGCATTGATCATGACCGAGTTTTCTTTCATCCACTTCTTATGGGATTCATATTCTGGTGCCACTTTTTTGACCTCCGGGTTGATTTGATTCTGATTGTTTTCCATAGAACACTCCTTTCAAGTATACCATAGCCGGGTGGATGATTCAAGCGGCTTTGAGCTGATTCATCCA